CAGCTCCCAGGGCGGCGCGTCCCCACAGGTCGGAATCCACGCCGCCGATGTAGATCCATGTACCAACCGCGCCGATTGCCAACGCAGCTCTATCTGATGCTTTCATTCCTTACTCCTTTCATACCCCATCGACTCCACCGCGGCTTCCATCCGCTGGCGAACGATCTCTTTTGCTTTCTCTTCTCCGAGTTCCTCTGCTGTATACTGCTGTCCTCCGATTGTGATCCGAGTAACAACCATGATTTCTTTCATAAGGCACCACCTCTTCCTTATCGTATGCAACCCGTCTCCGTAATGATTTTCTATTGATTCATAACCATTTTTGAGCTATTATGTAGTTGCAAATTGTTTTTTTGTATTCGTCCCATGGGAATTGGTCCTTCCTGTGGGACTTTTTCTTTTTATTGACTTTTTACTGTTCCACTCCTATTCTGGTTATACAGGGCACTGCCATGCCCGAGTTTTTTGAAAGGAGATCATCGTGAATAGCTCTGTTATTGTTTCTGTAATCACTGTAATTGGGTCGTTTACCCTTGTTTATCTAAACTCGATAAAAGACTCATCCGACAGAAAATACAACGTCAGAAAAGAACAGCTTTTAAAATTTTATGTCCCGTTTTATCAGAGATATCGCATGGGATTCTTCCCTCAAAATCAGTTGAGCACTATGTCTATTGAAGTACGTTCCACATTTTTGGATATAATGACTCAAAACATCCATCTCATGGAACCACTATCTCAGGCAATGTATTCTGATTTCTATTTAGCATTCCTAAACTTGGCGGAAGCTGAAAATGGCAATCCAGAATATCCATATGAAGAATGTGCTCAAAAAATGGACGAGATTTTTGAGGACCTGTCAAAAACAATCTTCATCGAGTACAGACAAATATTAAAGAAATGCCATCTGCCAGTGCCTTTAAAATAAGGCCTGTACGTTTCTTTTCTCTTGAATAGCACAATGCGGAAAGTGCATTCATTCCAAGTACAGTAATTACTACTGCTATGTCGAACATCAGCATCACCTAAAGCTTGCATCTCCAAAATCCAAACGGATAAGTCGTGCTGTTTCTCCGGAAGAGATCTGCATATTTTTTTTCCAGCTCTCTTCTGGAGAAATCAAACTGCATATCAATCCCAGTTCTCAGCTTTACCCACTGCGGATACGTGATCCCGTCCAGAGCTTCGATGTACTCACTCAATTTTTTTTGGCTCATACTGCCTCCTTATTCTTCAAATACTTATTCAGGAAATACTGCTGGCCTTTTCCGGTTACCTTTGTGGTTTTAGTCATCCGCACGCTGCCGTCCGGATTGGAAATCACGGTTTCTTTGATCTGGAACAGGCCGTCTGCTACATATCGCTGCGTCGGCATGTTCCGACTGGATCCAGTCTTCATAAGGTAACCTTCGTTTCGGAGCTGTTCAAACAGTCTTTTCTGTCCGGTATCTACGCCATTCTGACGCAGGAGCTTCGCAAGGTCGCCGATCAGGATGGAGCTGGTGCTTGCGCTCACCGCGTCCGCGAAGATTTCCTTCGGCTTCATGCGCTCGTTCTCATCAATCAGTTTCTTGTTATCTTCTTTCAGAGTGTCGATGGTTCTGTCTGCGAGCTTCAGCGCCCTTGCCATCACCTGCTCCGGAGTGTTCCAGGCTTTCTCCAGATCGATGAAGTACTGACGCATGATTTTTCCTTTTTCGGTTTTTGTCATCATGGAAATGTGTTTCGCCATATCCGTTGACAATAAAAAATCATCCAGAACTCTTTTTGCACCATTGTTTACAACCGTAGGTTTGCCTACGCTTTGATAATCCGTGCCTTTTTCAAAAACATCCACATACCTTGAAAACCACAAGCTGAATCTCTCTCTAATTTCCAGTGCTTCATGTAAATCTCTTGCTGATACGGTCGGCTGTTCTGCCTCGTAGTTAATTTTTAACAACTCGTTCATCTAATTCCTTCTTTCTATCTTTATTTTTGATTTTGTGTTATACTTCTTTCAAAATATTTTGAAAAGGAGAATTGCCATGAATAGTGATGTAACCATTATCCAATCTCGCTTTCACTACACCGAAAAAGCATATGTGCCAAACACTTCGAACATCGTAGTTATCATTGACGAGCTGATCAAATTGATGGAACCGTATTTTCACAAACAAGCCCCTACATTCCGACTTATAAATGATATTCGCTTTGAACACCCAGAAACCGCTTCTACTTACGATAAAATTCATATCTGCTGTATGGACACTTCTTGGTCTCAAATAGCCTATCAATTTTCCCATGAATTCTGTCACCTTTTAATTGGAAATCCAGTTCCACAAAAGATGCGATGGTTTGAAGAAAGCATTTGCGAACTTTCCTCTTTGTTTTTCATGGAACAGCTGGCCATTGTTTGGGCGAAAAGTGGAATCCTCGGTCATCCCGAATACGCGGGATCTTTTATCTCCTACTGCGATAATCGCATGAATTCCGTATCTAACCTTCAAAATCTTTTGGATGTCTCCGATCCATCTTCTAATATTTGGGTTCATGCTGTTTCCGAATGCTATGACAGAAATTTCAATTTGCAAATTGCCAAATTACTTCTACCAATTTTTCGCAAATACCCTGCATTATGGGAAACTGTTCCCCTTTTAAGCAGGTTACCAGAAGATGAACGCTCACTTACTCGGTATTTAAGTTATTGGAGCATCCTTTCTGGAGAATCATTCCGGCAGCCTTTTGTAGAACTCGCTGAAACTCTTCATTGTTCCATATAAGACCAATTTACCCACTGATTCTCACGCCATAACCAAAACTCAGCCGCGCCACCGTTGTAATAGATATAAACTTTATATCCTGTTACCTCTGGTGGCTCTGGTTTCCCGCCAAGCAAGATCTCTTCTCTTTTCGCCATGAACTGATGCATAGCAAAAGAAATTGTTTTTTCAAGCTGTGCATAGTCAACGCCCATAGCTCCCGGTGCTCCCTTAGGGCATCCGTAATTCTTGAACGTGTTCATGTAACTCACCTTCTTTCTTTTTTCTGTCATCCTGTTTCTGGCTTACCATGGCTTCTCCCATACCCAAGAGATAACCCTTGTCAAAATCAGACATTTTGGGGATTGCCGTTGCGATTGTTTCCAGAATCTGTTTTTCTCTTTCTGACATCTCGTTTCACTTCCTTTCTTTGTTGGTATATTGCGATTATATGCTGGTTAATCTCATTTGTCAATAGTATTTTTGACATTTACCAACTTTTTGCAATTTACCAACTTTTTATATTGATTTTCTTTTATTCATGCGTTATAATCAAAATCAAGAAAAGAGGTGAACACATAAATGTATAAACGTCTCAAAAAATTAAGAAACGAATTGGAAATGACTCAGCAAGAATTTGCTGATGTATTAGGAACCGCGCGAGGAAATATCAGTGCTTATGAAGTAGGAAAAAATGCACCCAGTGATGCTGTTATCTCTCTTATATGTAAGACAGACTTCCCAAAAGGAAGAGTCAATGAGACCTGGCTACGCACTGGTGAAGGGGAAATGTTTATCGAAGCGTCCCGTGACGAACAGATCGCCGCTTTTGTCGGCGGCATTCTAAAAGACGAAGAAGATACCTTTCAGAAAAAGTTTATATCCATGCTGGCTGCATTGGATGAATCAGACTGGGAAGTTCTACAGAAGATGGTTGAATTATTGCAAGAAAAAAAGGGCTGATTACTTCAGCCCCAAGATCGCTTTAACATACGTATAGATCAGGAATAATCTCCTATCATCGGCATGATCGAGCATTTCAATTATAAGTTTCTTGTAATCATCCATAATATGTACCCTCCGATCTGGTTTTATTATATACGAACATTCGTTCGATTTCAATATCTTTTCTCGAACACTTTGTTCTCTATATTAATATTACGGATCAAAAGGGCGAAAATTAGTAAATTTTGGAAATCGTCCGAAATCTCGGACACTTTTTAAAAATCACTTATAAGGGCTGTCATATAAATCGTGCATCCGCACTTGCAAGCCCTTGGCGATCTGCTCCAATGTATCCAATCGCGGTATGCTTCCCTTGCACAGATCATTGAGCGTGGACTTCGGGATTCCGGTCAGAATTGACACCTGCCGGAGTGAGAGGTTTTTCTTATAGATGATTTCTGCAATTAATATCTTCATGCAGACAGTATCTGTATGTTGAAAAAAATTATTCCGAAAACAGCCAAAACTATATAATTCGATTTGTTCTATCTTTGCAGCTGATGTAATTCGAGAATTATCAATACAAAGAATCGAGGTAAACGTATGGGGCTTTTCTCAAAACTTTTTTCAAAACAAATTTCATTTGAACCTAATTTTACATTGACCGAATACGAAAATTGGCTTGAATATCTTCATTTAGGCGGGAATGATAACGAATGGGCTAGGTTAAAGAGAGAACACAATTGGCATTTTAAATATGATCCAATAGATACGCATTTAAATTATGAAAAAGAAATGCGGCCTATATTTAAGAAATATTATTCTATATCGGAAAACATTGAACATCTATGGTCTGAATTATATAATTCTAAGAATTATCATGGTTTACTTGCGAAGGAAATTGAAAAAAACTGTTATAAAGCACTTGCCTTTTACGACCAGCTCTGCAAGGTAGACCTAAAATATGGTGAGGTTCCCTTAAAGACAAACCTTTTCAAAAGACTGGCTCTATTATATGAACGCCAAGATGAGTACGAAAAATCTATTGAAACGTGTAAAAAAGCCTTCACTTATGGCATCGACGAAAGAAAACGTATGATGCGCATGATAAAAAAGGCTGGGCGGACGCCTACCGCCGAGGAATTAAAACTCCTCAACACGATTATATAATTTGTAATACTCAAAATGACATGTAATTTTTCAGTATTCCTCACGTATATAAATGGGATATTATATCCTACACATTAAATACATTTCAAAAAGGAGAACACATATGAAAAAGAAAATTGTAACCCTTATGCTGGCCACGGTGCTTACTGCTTCTGCGCTGACCGCGTGCGGATCATCAAGTGATTCATCTGCTTCTTTCTCTGCCAGCGCCTCTTCTGCATCCGTTGAATTCTCAGACTCTTCTACCGAAACCACAAGCAGTTCTGTTATTGCTGACGTTTCGGCTATTTCGGATTCTACCGCTACAGAAAATATCTCTGAAGAATCTGTTTCAGCAAGTAGTGAATCTTCCGAAAATTCCGTTGCATTCACGCCGATCGGCGATAGTCTTGCAATCGATTTCGACTTAAACGGTCCATTAGAGTTCCCTGACGACGCAACTGGAAAGTGGCGCAAAGTTACTTTTGCCAAGGGCGAAGTAGAGTTTCAATATTACACTTTATGCTATTACGATACATATTTCGAGTCTGACGACGAAGTTCATGTCTTATACAATTTCTCGAATAAAACCGTAAACTGCATAAATTGCTTTGGCAGTTTCCTTGACCTTCGTGTGCTTGACTATGTAGATAAAGAAGAGCATAGCGCAAAGGCTGCTTGCGGCGGTACTTTGCTTGCGGAGTATCACATTGACATTGCCACAGGTGTTGTAGAACAGATTCAGTAAACTAAAAAACCGCCCCGGTGCGCCAACACCAGGACGGCTCAGTAACATTCCGAAGAATGATACCAGTTCGACAAAACATATTGTATCATCTTCGGATACGTCAGACAAGCAGAACGTTTGTTTTGGCGTTTTTTCTTATATTCAAAATTGAAAACTTAAAGAAGGTGATATTATGTCAGCACTTAAAAATGGTGCTCTCTACATCCGCGTCAGCACCGCGGATCAGACCGAACTCTCTCCGGATGCGCAGCAGCGTCTGCTCCTGGACTACGCGAAGAAGAACGGGATTGTCATCGCAAAAGAGTTTATCTTTGAGGAGTCTGTTTCGGGCCGGCATGCCGACCGGCGGCCAAAATTTCAGGAGATGATCGCTCTCGCAAAGCAGGATTCTCACCCGATCGACGTGATTCTGGTCTGGAAATACAGCCGTTTCGCGCGCAACCAGGAGGAATCCATTGTCTACAAGTCGCTCCTCAAAAAGAATAATATTGATGTAATCAGCATCTCCGAGCCGCTGATTGACGGCCCGTTCGGTACGTTGATCGAGCGTATTATCGAATGGATGGACGAATACTACTCGATCCGTCTATCCGGTGAAGTCCTGCGCGGTATGAAGGAAAAAGCCCTGCAGCATGGCTACCAGGCAACGCCATGTCTTGGATACCAGGCGGCAGGCGGCGGCAAACCGTTTGTGATCGATGAAGCGGAATACCAGATTGTCAAATACATCATGGATCAGTATGACTTCGAGCATCTTGACCCGACAGCAATTGCCCGCAGATGCAATGACCTCGGATACCGCACCAGACGCGGAAATCTCATGGAGCGCCGCTCGATCGAACGTGTACTGCGTAATCCTTTCTACGCTGGTGCCGTGGTCTGGAACGGGATCTCTTTCGACGGCACACACGAGACGCGGCTGGATCCGGCACGCTATCAGGAGCGTATCAAGCGCATGGATGCCCGCAGACGCTCTCCTAAGAGCCGCAACCCATCAACCTGCCGCCACTGGCTCTCCGGTCTCTTAAAGTGTCCAATTTGCGGCGCTACGATGACGGTAACAGCCGGAAACACATCTTGTCCGTACTTTCAATGCTGGAAATACGCAAAAGGTTTCCATAAAGGCTCCAATTCAATCACCGTTGCCAAGGCAGAGCGAACCGTCTACCGCTACTTCGATGATATCCTCGCCGGTGCGGATTTCTCCTTCACTGTCCGCGACCGGAAGCAGGAACAGGAAGACGATGAGACCATCCAGCGGCTGCAGCAGGCCCTGGAGCATCTGGCTGTCCGCGAAGCCCGCGTGAAGATGGCTTATGAAAATGGGATTGATACGCTGGAGGAATACGGTGCCAACAAAAAAAGGCTCGCCGAAGAACGACAGAGCCTGCAGAAAGAACTGGACCGCGTGCTTACGCCCGCCGCCCCGCCGGAAACAATCTCAAAAGAAGATTTCCGGAAAGAGATAAAAAACATCAATGATATTCTGAAAAATCCTGAGGAACCAGCCGAGAAAAAAGGACTTCTGCTCCGCTCCATCGTGGATCGTATCGTCTATGAAAAAGCTTCCGGGACCATGTATTTCGACTTTTTCGTTTCCTGATTTTTGTTCCGAAAGTCCGTAAACCCGCATAAACACTGGATTTTTTCGTATCATCTGGTACGGAACTCCGGTCCACCGTACTGACTCATGATAATTTGGGCGATTTTAGGGTTTGGTGTCGTGATGTTTACAGGATACTCGAGGCGTTTTTCATAATTCCACATCCGTCAGCACCCTCCTTTCCGGTTGACTTCCCACGGCCATGGCTGCATAACCCATTCGAAAGAACGGCTCATGCGGTCGTTGGCGGTATCGATCGTGAGCGGGTCGTACTGTTCGGCGTACTGTTTCAGTGCTTCTTTTCGAAGCTCCACTTTTTCCCGGAAAAAGGCAAGTGCATCTTCATCCTCCGGGTGGGTGTCGAGGTAAAGGTTCATTTCAACAACAGCAAAGCTGACCT